TGAAGAGGAGACTGAAGACTGATGGAATATATTATAGTCCTAGTCATGTTGGGTATTGTAGGATACTTATGGGTATCTAAAAATAAACCTGAGTGGCTAGAAAAATTTAAAAAGTAAGTGGCAAGAAAAACAGCAGCAGATGTCCATCTCGAACTATCTGTTCATCAAAAAGAGAGCGAAGAGAGATGGAAAACTGTTTTTAATAAATTTGTTGATATAGAGCTTGAGCTGAAAGAGCTTCAACAAAAAGTCTCAGGGGGTTTGACTACACTCATAGTTTTATTAGTAGGTTTAATATGTAGTGTAGTCGCCTTACTTTTAGAGGGTATTATCATATGACAACAGAAACACTAGAACAAAAGGTTAGTCACCTGCTAAGACTACATGAGGGGTTTGTCTCACACGCTTATGAAGACTCAACACCTGAAAAATATCTCACAATTGGATACGGCAGATTAATAGATGAAAGATTAGGAGGCGGTATATCACAAGAAGAAGCTGAATATTTGCTTAATAACGATATACAAAACTGTATTAAGATCTTGTCTGCACAAATACCAACTTTTAGTGAATTATCAGAAACAAGAAAAATAGTTTTAATTAATATGTATTTCAATCTAGGTAATAGGTTATTTAAATTTAGTAACATGTTATCTGCTATACACGAACAAGATTACGAAGAAGCAGCCAAACAGATGCTCGATAGTAAATGGGCTAAACAAGTAAAAGGTCGTGCTAACGAGCTAGCAAGCATGATGAAATCAGATATCTTGCACATATAATCTTATATCTAGCTTAAATACATACAACGAGATAGAATATCTTTAAGTATGGCTATACAAAAATTAAGCTTTGCCCCAGGTATAGATAGAGAAGGAACCGCATATGACTCTGAGGGCGGTTGGTTCGATTGTAATTTAGTAAGATTTAGATTCGGCAGACCTGAAAAATTTGGTGGTTGGCAAAAAATTACAACTAATACATATCTAGGGACTCCTAGAGCGTTACACAATTGGATCAGCAATACAGGTGAAAAATATCTAGGTATAGGCACACACCTAAAATATTATTTAGAATTTGGTGGTACTTTTGCTGATATTACACCTGTAAGACTTACAACTTCAGCTGGAGATGCTACTTTTTCTGCTAAAGCTAACACTTTATCTTCAAGTATTACCGAACAGGATATTGTAATACCTTTAACAAGCACTACAGGATTTCCGTCAGCTGGTGTTATACAAATAGATAGTGAAACTATTAGTTATAGTGCAATTTCAGGCAATAACTTAATAGGAGCCACAAGAGGGGCAGAAAGCACTACTGCAGCTACACACAGTTCTTCAGCAGCAGTTTTATGTGCTACTTTAACAGTTACAGAAAACTCACATGGCGCAGTAGCTAATGATTTTGTAACTTTTAGTGGTGGAACATCATTAGGTGGGAATATTGTAGCTAATGTCATCAATCAAGAATATCAAATACAAACTATAGAAAGCTCAAACACTTATACAGTAAACGCAAAAAATGCTACTACAGGAGCGACTGTCTTTGCTAATTCTAGTGATTCTAGTAATGGTGGTAGTTCAATAGTGGCTGTATATCAAATAAACGTTGGCTTAGATAATTTTGTTTCAGGAACTGGTTGGGGTGTGAATGGGTGGAATACAGGCACTTGGGGTTCTACTAACTCTTTAACATCTATCAATCAATTACGTTTATGGTCACACGATAACTTTGGTGAAGATCTTATGATTAACGCCAGAGGTGGTTCTATCTACAGGTGGGTAGAGGCTAATGGTACAAATACGGCAGCAGTTCAACTATCAACTGTAGGTGGTGCTAGTAAAGTACCAACAGTAGGTTTACAAGTCATGACCTCAGAAACAGACAGACATCTTATTGTTTTAGGAGCAGATCCTATTTCAGGTGGCAACAGGACTGGGGCTGTAGATCCTATGTTGGTAGCATTCAGCGATCAAGAAAACCCTATAGAGTTTAATCCAACTACTACAAATACTGCTGGTTCTGTCAGGTTATCTTCAGGTTCACAAATTATAGGTGGGGTAAAATCTAGACAAGAAATAGTAATATTTACAGATACTTCGGTATACAGCATGCAGTTTGTAGGCCCACCTTTTACTTTTGCCATAAACTTAATAGATAACTCAACAGGTTTGATTGGTCCAAAAGCAGCGATAACAGCACCAGGTGGTGTTTATTTTATGTCTTACGACAGTTTTTATGTCTATAGTGGATCAGTTGTTAAGTTGCCTTGTTCAGTAAAAAATTATGTCTTTTCAGACTTTAACAGATCACAAGCTTTTAAAGTGTTTGGTTTTAGTAACAAAGAACATAACGAGGTAGGTTGGTTCTATCCATCAGAAAGCTCAGAAGAGATAGATCGTTATGTAATTTATAATTATGTAGATAATATTTGGTATTACGGACAGTTGGTGCGGACTGCTTGGTTGGACTCTGGAGTTGAATCATTCCCACAAGCCGTCAAAGCTCCAAATCTATTTCAGCACGAAATAGGCTTTGATGACGATGGATCAGAAATGACTGGTGTATTTATAGAATCAGCAGATTTAGATTTAGAAGACGGTAACAATTTTGCTTTTATAAGCAGAATTATACCTGATCTAAAATTTTTAAATACTGGTGGTGGTAATGTAAAATTAATCACAAAATCTAGAAATTTCCCAGGTGATTCTCTAACTTCAACATCAAGTTCAGTAATAAATGAAGACACACAACAATCCTTTATAAGATCAAGAGGAAGACAGTTTGTTTTAAGAGTTGAGTCAAATGACGGCGACGCAGGAAATGCTGGAACAGGATGGAGGTTAGGTGCAACAAGATTAGATCTTAGAAGCGACGGGAGAAGATAGTGGCTAAACTCCTACAAACCAATCTGCCATTTGCTCAAGGTGAAAATGTTTCCTCAGCGACCTTTAATCAGCTTGTACGTGTCTTAGAAATAAATTTAGGGTCAGTAGACCCTGATAACACTTTACAGCTTACTACGGCTGAAAGAGACACTCTAAATTTCAATATAGGTCAAATAATCTATAACACCTCTACCACAACGCTACAGTATTGGGACGGTTCTACTTTTCAAAACATATCATCAACAGGGGCCGTTACTTTAAATATTACAGATGGCTCTAGTAATATTGCGATAGATCTATTTAGTGAAACCTTATCACTATTAGGCGGAACAGGTATTACCTCTACTGCTTCAGGTAATGGTGTTACTTTTGCTATAGATAGTACAGTAGCAACTTTAGTAGGATCACAAACTCTAACAAACAAAACTATAGATGTTGATAACAACACATTATCAAATATAGAGGTAGATAACTTTAAAGCCTCTGCTATCGTGACAGAATCAGAAGGTATCGCATCTAATGATAATGATACTAGTTTACCTACTTCGGCTGCTGTCAAAGATTTTGTTGATACACAAATAACCGCCGAGGATTTAGATGTTACAGACGGTTCTAGTAATATTTCTATAGATTTAGATAGTGAAGTACTAGGTATATTAGGGGGTACAGGTCTAACCTCTAGTGCATCAGGCAACAACGTCACTCTATCTGTAGATGCCTCTCAAGCACAAATAACAACTGTAGGTACGTTAGATTCTGGTGCAATTAGTTCTGGTTTTGGTGCAATAGATATTGGGTCTTCGGCTTTGAGTGCAGGTACAGGCACATTTTCAAGTAACGTAACTATCTCAGGAGATTTAACCGTTTCAGGTACAACAACCACTATAAACACAACTAATTTAGAGGTAAAAGACAAAAATATTACTTTAAATTTTGGAGCAGGCGATACTTCTTCTAACGCTAACGGCGCAGGTATAACCATACAAGATGCGGTTGATGCTTCTACTGATGCCACAATTTTATGGAATGCTTCTGCTGACAGATTCGATTTCAGTCATGGTCTAAGAATAAATGCAGATAACCAAGTTTTTACAGTTGGAGCTGGTGGTGATTTTGCTCTTTCTCATAATGGTACAGATACCTTTATGGCTAACAATACAGGTCATTTTTACATCACAACTACCTCAGATGACAAAGACATAATCTTTAGAACAGATGACGGAAGTGGTGGTGTAACTTCATATTTTAGGGTAGATGGCAGTACAGAAAATGTCATATATCAAAAAAACCTCAAACTGCAAGATAACGTTAAAGCTCAATTTGGTACAGGCAACGACTTAGAAATATTCCATAATGGAACTAATTCAGTAATTAATGATGCAGGAACAGGCGATCTTATATTTCAAATCGCAGGTTCTGAAAAAGGAAGAATTACATCTACTGCTTTTTCATTCCAAGGTGGTTATTCAGCAACTGGTAGCTTCAACACTACCTTAGGTGCTTACCAAATCAACAGCACTACTGTAATTGATAACTCACGAAACCTAACGAATATCGGTTCTATAACTGCTTCAGGTAATATCGTTGGTACCGCTAATCTTCAAATAGATAGTGACACTTTTGTTGTAGTCGCTTCTAATAACTCTGTAGGTATAGGAACAGACTCTCCTACTTCTGGCAGTTTGGAAGTTAGTTTACCTGCTATATATAAAGATACTGCTACTTTCGAAGGTAATACAGTATTTAATGAAGCTAGTTCTGC